TTACTTTATGATTTTTTTAATCTCCTCCATGTCTTTTTTTAATTCTGTTTGATCCTTTTGCATTGCTTCCAACTGGTCTACTATCTTCTGCATAGTAGTTCTATAAATTTCAAATGTCTTACTATCTTTCCATAGGAAATACAGTAAAATAGCCCCTACTACACCATATTCAAGTAAAGTTTTTTCCATAACATCACCTAATCCCTAACACTTTATACCAATGGTTATAATATTCCTTAGCCTCCTTAGTTCTATCAATTATAGCTCTATCCTTGTATCCCTCATTTTGCAATTTAGTTTTCCATGATGTTGCTCCAAAGTACTTAACAGCTGCATAGAATTTCCTTACAATTCTACTATCAACACCAGTTTCTTTCATAATATGTCTAAATATTTTATCTGAAAGAGTTCTATTTATACCAGTGTTATTGTAAACACTATATAAATAGTCATGCACAACAGCAGCATTAATATATTTTCCAAATGGATTATACAACCATTGTAAAGAATGAGGCACTGATGCCCCATCTGTTATAAAAGATTTGGGTACTCTTATCAAGTACCCATTTATGTCATAAACATACTCTTCTAGCAAAATTGCCTTTCCATTTGAAATTGGTTCTAGGATTAATTTAGTTTTCTCCATCTTCCTCATTTCCTTTTATATCTACCTTAGAGCCTTTTCCAAATGTATTTGATATTCTTTGTAATGTTCTTTCTATTGCATCTATAATACTTTTTTTGTTTATTACAGGAACTATCATTAATCTTACATACCAAGGCATTAAAGTTATGGCATTTTGAATATAAGCAATTGCTGCTGCTAACTTTTTTTGACCCTCTCCCGAATTAAATGATTGTTCTGAAAGTCTTATTGCCTTTTCCACTGTATCTGCATATTTCTTTTTAGATATTACCATAACTATAATAAATCCCAAAGCTATTGCTATACCAATCCAACCTTGTTTTGTGATACTACCAATATAATTTTTTACTAATTCCATACTTTTACCTCCTAAAGTTTTTAAATTTTTATAATAAATTTGTCTGGCCAGACTGTTCATTATTTAAAAGCTACCTTATCTGCTCCTTTGATTTGCCAATGTGGACCATCCTTAAATGATTTCCAACAATTTCCACCCCATTCAATTCCATATTTTTCTAAAAGTCCTTTCTCTCTTGCAACATTATAAATATCTCGATAGTAATGGAAATCTCTCCAATCCCCTTTATAAACTAATTTTTCTACAATCTTTTCTACTTTTTTACCATTTTCTATCACTGTTATTTTTACTTTTTCTCTTACAAGAACTCCAATATCTGCAGCATAACCAAGACCATCAAACTTAATTTGATGATTAGATTTTTGTTTATAGCCATCTGCTTTTGTTACTTTTATTCCAGGTAATGTTCTACCTTTTTGATATTCTAAATTTTGTTCTGCTGCTGTTCTAACTCCTGCTGTAATCTTAAAATCCCAAGGGCTTATTAAGATTAACTCTTTTAAAAAATTTACCAGGTTTGGATGTACTCCTTTTAATTTCTCCAAGCTACTTTGTGATAAAGTGTACATACTTATCAACTCCTTTTTCAATTACTATTCTTCATAAATTCTTTTATCTTATTTTCATAATCTTCTTTTTTTATTAACATAGGTTCTTCTAATGTTTTAAAATAATTTTCTGTATCATAGACAGATTGAACAAAGTTACTTCCATAAAACATTAATTGAACTAACTTTATCATATCCATTTCATATCCAAAATCATCCTCAAAATACCATATTCTAGTTATATCTTTATGTAAAAATGTCTTTACAAAAAACATAACAAGAGCAGTTATAGCCATAAATGTTATATCTTTTACTCTGCATTTCTGCCTATGTTTTATCTTATCTATTTCATAATCAAATCCATAATCAAGTATTTCATTTTTTATGTTATTGATTTGTTCCTCACAGTATTTTTTAAATCCTTGTTCATCTTCAACTACCCATTTTTTATTTTTTAAAATATGATAAGGACTAGGCTTTTCATTTATGTCATATAAGACATCTTCTGCTTCTGAATATTCCCAGACAGCTGGAATATTATCCCCTTTAAACTCAACTAATTCACCAAAATTTGATATTTCTTTATAGTTTGGGATTTGATTTTCTGTTTGAAATATTACAATTACTTCTCCATTTAATAATCTTTCTTTATTTAAATAAAAATACATATTAATCTACCTCCATTGCTATATATTGTACCTCTCCACTTCCAGTTGCATTAGATAATGTTGAAGTTTCTGCACTTGCTGTTATTGATAATCCTTTAAAATGAGATGTTGTTAAATTAAAAATTACCCCATTGAAAGCATAATGCATTTCTTCTTGTTTACCATTTTTATCTCCACCAACTGATCTTGTATAGTATAATTCTCCTTGCACTTCTAATCTGCTTTCTAAAACAGCAATTTCTAATGAATACCCCACATTTGTTCTTTGATAAAAATTTTTAAGGATATTAAGTTGTGAACTTATATTTAATGAGTTAATCGCATATTCTACAAGAGTTATACCTAAAAAATTATAATTAAATCCTATCCCAAAATTTTTATCAAATATTATTTCTCCATTTCTTCTTACCTTAACATTTACAATTGGGCTTCTTACAATGTTTATGTATTTTCTTCTATGTCTTGATTTTTCATTTAAACTAAAATTACTTATATCAGTAGCTTTTATATTTAGTCCCGATATCTTATTAAGCTCTCCTTTAAAATAAATACTATCTGTAAAACCTGTTATTCCTAACAAAGTAGAAATAACGACATTATTCATTCCCCAATAAGTTCCCATTGCCTTTATGGGACTAGCCTCTCTATAATCTTCATTAGTTCCACCTACAAAAAAGCGATACGAAACTCCACCTAAATGCTCTGCATAACAAAAAATACTTGCCATATTTTTTCCAAAATTTGCAGATTTTACAGCAGTCAAAAGTATCATAGGTTGCTGAAATCCATCAAAATTTACAACACCTTTTCCTTTGCTATCAGTAGCTATAATTCCATATCTAATATTTTTAATTCTTGTTAATCTTATTCCATTTCTATAAAAATCTATTGCACCATTGGCTATAGTTATTACTTCATTAGTACCTCTTGATACAAATCTTGCTGAACCATCAAAAACTGTTTTCCCAGTTATTATAAAATCACCTTGTTTTAATGCTCCTTCAATCGTATTTGCATAGCTATATGCACTATTAGCTTTATTTTGTGATGTGTTTGCTAAATTGTATGCACTATTAGCTTTATTCATTGCATTATTAGCACTTGTAGTCGCATTGTTCGCTGTAGTTTGAGCATTAGTTGCAGCTGTTTTTGCTCCATTAGCAGTAGTTTGAGCTGTATTTGCACTATTCTTTGCTTCTGCTGCCGTTTTATTTACTCCACCTATAGCTGTTTCAACATTCCTTATTTTTGTTCCTATCTCTACACCATTAACAGTTTGATAAACCTGATTATTTTTAAACTCTATTCTATTACTACTTGCTTCATCTCCAATAGCAAATATAGTGTCTTTCCATTTCCTATCTGTTATATCAGTAACTCCCAATAATATTTGTGATGTAATTCTTGATGGGTTAGCTGGATCTTTAATATTTAAAGCCACTCTATTATTAGGGTTTTCTGCCTCAAATTGCCCCATCTTATCAAAAGTTACGTGAGCAAGTTCTCCATTTAAACTTCCAAATTTTTCGCCACTATTTAAAAGATATGCGCCAACTTTATCAGCTGTGCCTTGTAGTTTTATAACATTTCCCTCTATAGAGTTGTACATTTTCATAGCTGGTAAAATTTCTTCTTCACTGATTGGATTCCAAGTATTATTGTAATATTTCTTCCATATATTTGTATCTGGGTTTAGCCAAATATCATTTTCTTTTACATCAGAAATATTAGGCTCTGTTTTCTGTCTGAAAAGTTTACTTCTCACATCTCTATCTAAGACCCTTAGATTTTTATTGTTCTCATCTATTTTTTCCTGAAGAGGTTTTAAATCTATAAAGTTATTATTGCTTTTTCCAGATAGAACATTAGAATAAGTAAACTGCCCATTATTTTCAATACATTCTGCTTCTATTCTCATTTCAAATTGTGCAGGTTTTAGCGATATTTGAATATTTGTTACTCTTACAACTGTATTAATATCCTCAAGTTCTAGCTTATAAACTTCTCCTAATTCAATATCTTTTAAAAAATAAGTATTAAAATTAAAAGTTCTATTATTTAAGATTTGAGATTTATACTCAGATAACGCTATATGTTTAGCCAGTTTTTCTGTCTGCACTTCTCTATTTTTTTGAATAGATATAAAGTTTTCTTGTCTTTTTTCTATAACATCATATCTTTTAATAACTGCCTCATTATCTTGATATTTAACAAGTGGTAAACCTTTTATTTCAAAGTTTTCTATATATAACTTATATTGATGTGGATTAAAAAATTTAACTATTGCTTGTGTTTCTTTCCATTCTTCAATCTTATAGTGATAATCTTTTATAAGATTTATATCTACTTTGCTTTTTATATCATCTTCCCTAGTAAAATAATATCCAGTAGCCTTTGTTATTGTGGGATTAGATACACTAGATGTTGTATAAGTTATTTTCATAGATTGTACTTCTGAAGCTCCCATTCTAGTATATGGATTAACAATAATCTTTTGAGATAAATTAAAGACAACTTGATTTTCTAATTTAATAAATCTATCGTAGTTTACTCTTATTCCATTGTATAAGGTACTTTTAAAGACTTCTTCAACTTCAGTGATAATATTAGTCCTATCAAATTTTAAAACTTGATTTAATATAAAATTACGAGGTCTTGAAAATAATTTTTTATTTTTAATGTATAAAATACTATCAGTAGCTTTAATAAATCTCTGTAAAATATCAACCCATCTTTCATCTTGCTCAAATAAAACAAAAGGTACTCTCATTAAGCTTCCATCTTCAAATGCTATATTTACAAAATCTATCTGCTCATCTGAGAAGCCTAATTTATTTGCAACTATATGAAGTAATGAATTATATTTATCGTTTATATTACAAAAAAATAGATCAAAGAAAACCATTGTCTCTGGAACTACCTTATCAAATAACTTATCATAATTATCTTTAATAGAGTAAGTAAATGTCTCTTTCTCTGTATAACTTTTATTTCTTCTCTCTAAAGTTGCTTTTCCTTGTAAAGAATAGAGGCTCTTTTTCTTTTCATCTAAAACTTCTATTTTTACTTCATTACCTGTATCTATTAATTTTTCTTCTATAACAAAACTAGCCTCCATAGAAGAAATTTCGCTAGTCTTAGGTAAAGTAATATTACAGTCATCTATATAATCTGTAATATCCTTATTTTTACTAATATTTATTATTTTAGCTACATATAGGTGATTATTTATATAACTTTGCATTATTCCTCCTATGGTGTTACCTTTGGTTTTTTAGTCCAAAGTTCTATACCTTTATTTACTCCTTTTAAAATTCTGCCATCTAAGTCATCTACTCCATAAACTTTTTCATAGAAATTATTAGTAACCTTAATTTCTACATTAGAAGACTTGTCTTGATAGTAAGCATTACCAAGTTGATTATTTACATTATCTTTATTATTAATGGCATCAAATCCACCTAGTCCGTTACTTTCTAATCTATAACCAAAATCTTTTAGTTTATTTTTTATAATGTTAAATGCTCCCTCAAATGTACCTGCCTTTTCTATTTCTGCCTTTATATCCTTAGTATTTATAAACTTAGATATTAAGCCTTGATAAACAGAGCTTTCAGAAAATGCTTTTATCAAACTACTCTTTGTACTTTCATATAAAGATTCTCCTAAACTTTTTGTAAAGCTATCAAATTTCTTTTCTTTTTGAGCTTCATTCATTGCATTACTTAAAGCATTTTTCATATCATTTAATTTGTCATTAAAATCACTATTTGGAAGTATTTTATTGATAATTGATATATCAATACCTCTACTCAATAAAAATTGTTTTATAGTATCCAAAGACTTTTTAGCTTGTGTTTCTATGCTTTCTGCTAGTTTTAATTTACTAAAATCAACTCCAGCAAGTAAGTCATTAAAGTTTAATTTTCCAGTTTTCTTAATATTTACCAATCTTTCAGATATTTTCTTAAATTCATCATTAAAGTATCTATCCAAATCAGAAAAAGCCACATCATAAGCAACAGAACTAGCATTTTTAAATATCTTTTCAAAATAGCTTTTCATTGATGTTACAAATCCACCATTGCCACTTGCTAAGCCCTCAATTGTTTGAGCTCTTACATCTTGCATAGCTGTAACCAATACTTGATGATTTCTAGCTAATTCTTTAATAGTAGAGTTGTATTGTTCTCCAACAAGTCCCATTTGCTTAAATTGCTCTGTGTATTCCTGGATTAATTTCTTTTCAGAAGAATAATCAATACCAGTAAAGCTATCAAGAGTTGAACCTCTGAATAAATCTTTTTTTTCTTTTTGTAATAAATCTAACTGCGATACAAACTCACTTATTTGCTTTTTCCATTCATCTAAATTAGATTGAGTTAAGTTTCTTCCAGTAGCTTTTACTAAATCATTATGAGATACATTCTTTAAAGCATTGTTAAGTTGTCTCATTTCACTATCTGTAAAAGCATCAAGTTCAGTTTTATCAAATCCTAAATACTTCAATAACTGTGCTTCTCCAACATTTACTGCTGTATATGTATCCTTAGATTTCTTTCTTCTTCCGAAACCTCTGCTGTATCTTGTAGAGCCTTTTTCTATTGCAGCTATATCATTGAAATGCTTTCCATTTAGCATAGCTTGTTGGAATAAATCTATGTTTCTATTACTATTGCCCAAAAATGATAAAGTTGGGTTCTTAGCTGCTTCTATTAAAATTCTATCCGTGAAATTCTTTACATAATCAGCATTTTTCTTTAATGCTTCAGTTAAAGTTTGCATAGCTTTTATTTGTTCTTGATATCTGTTTTCATTTTCTCTATTTCTGTTATCTATTTCTGCAGCTTTATTTTTACCTTTTCCAAAACCTATTACAGAACCTAATGATTTAATTATGCTTAAGCCACCTGTTGCTATTCCTAATAAAGAATTTAAAGATTTCCCCCCAGTTATAAAGCCATCAATACCGCTTGAAAATATTTTTGTTATAGATTTAATATCATCTAAATTTTTAAAAGAAGTCCCCATATTAAAAATATTTCCTACTATTCCACTAATATTACCAATTAACTTACTTCCTGTAACTTGTCCCAATTGTGATAAAGAAGAAGCTAAGGAATTAACAACATCTAAAGCATCATTAACTTTTTTTAACTTAGTTGCTATCCTTTGTAAATTTTCTACTTCATCTTCCGAAGCTTTTTTCTTTTGTTTAGCCATTTCAATAGCTTCTCTCAAATACCTAGCATCTTCTTCAGATAATTTATCTAAGTTAACATTATGTTTTTCATAAGTTTTTATTAAATCTCCAAGAACCTTTGCTCTTTCCTCATGATAGTTTTCTTTAGAAATTTTTCCATTTTTTAAGTTAACGTCTAAATTTTCTAGTTTTTCTCTAACTTTGTCTAAAGCTTCATCAATATCAAATTTTTTAATTTTAAATTCTTTTTCTTGTAATTGAATTTGTAAACTCTTAGCTAAATCTATTTGTCCATTATCAACTGCTTCTTTTATATATCTTTTAAAAATACTTATTTGATTTTTGATTTTATCTATATCAGTAGTACCTAAAATATCGTCATAATCAACCTGATTTTGCATATCTTCATTAAAAGATTTTTGAATTTCTTCTAAGCTTTTAATTTTTGATTTTTTTTCCTTTTTTTTCTTTTCTTTCTTAGGCTTTTTAGCTTTTTCAGCAAGTTCTTCAAGTTCTGTAATCCTTGATTTTATTTCAGAAGTTACAGCAGGATCAGTTCCAACAGACACAAGCTTTTTATGAATTTCTCTTAACTCTTTTAAATTTGCATTATTGTATTTACCACTTTTCCAATTAGATAATATTTGTTCTGCATTTTCAGTTGCTATTTTATCCAATTCACTTATTTCTTTATACTTTTCTTTAGTTGACTGTACTTTTCCTTTTAATTCTCTAATATTTTTTTCATATTCTCTTGTTGTAGAGGTTTTACTCAAATTTGAATTTGATACAATATCTAAAGTATCCGCTAATGAATTATAGCCCCTTTCAAATTCAGCAGTTCTTTTCTTTAAATTTTCCTCTGCCTTTTTCTGAGCTTCATCACTGATATTTTTTCTAGTTTTTTCATCATTAGCATATTCAATTATCCCTGCACTTCCAGTTTTAACAAATCCTTTTTTTGTTCCTCCACCATATCTTCTAGTTAATTTTCCTAACTCTTCCTGTGCTTTTTCATCCCCATTAGCAGCTCTTTCATGGAGTTCACTTATTTTTTTTAATTTTCTTTGACTTATCTTGCTATAATCAACACCAGTTTCTGCTAATAATCTTAATCTTTGTTCTTCTCTTTCTTTTTGTTTTTCTTGAACAGTTTTTAAATCTTTATCTGTATCAGCAATAATTTCTTTAAATTTATCACTAGCATATTCTGCCAATGCTTTTTCTTTTAGTTGTCTTATAACGACCTCAATAGCTTCTGCAACTTTATAATAAGCTTCTGCTTCTTTCCCAATTTTTCCAATTAAATCAGGATACATAGCTAATAATCTTTCATATATTTCATTCCTTTCTCTTTCACTTTCAGGAGTTCCCAAGCCTTCAAGATACATTTTTGATAATTCTACATATCTATTTTTTAAATCATCTAGATTTTGTTTTTCTTTTACAAAATCAAATAGATAATCAGTGCTTGATTTTTTACTTAACATATCATCAACAGCTTCAGCTATACCGTTAAACATATGAACAACCTTAGTAGCAAATGGTAATAACTTATGTCCTATTGATGTTGCGATATTATCTATTAATCCTTCTGCTTTCTTTAAAGAGTTAGCATATCCATCAATAGTTCTACTTGCATCACCTTGAATATATGTTGTCATTTCCATTAACTTGTTATATCTCAACTGCATTTTTGTTGCTGTATCTAAGTTCTGCCATTTTTCTTTTATACCTTGTGATAAAGCATATTCTGCCATAGTAGTGTCATTTAAGATAAGCCCATATCTTTTTAATGCTTCTGTTTCTCCAGTTAATGCCCCTTTTATTGCTGTAAAAGCTTCATCATCTGTAACATTAAAGAAAGAAGAAAAGTCAGCAGTGAATGTAGCTAAATCTTTTGATATTTTCTTAAAGAATGATGTATCAAATCCAGCTCCTTTAAACATAGAACCATAAATACTAGCAAAATTTTGCATTTGGTAAATGCTTCTACCAATTTCTTTGTCAATAGTTTTTGCCCATTGTTCTATCTCTTTTGTAGAACTTTCAAAGACTTGTTGAGTTATATTTGCTAATTCATCCATTTTAGATGCACTTTCTATTGCAAACTTACCTAAATCTTTTATTTTATTTGCAACATGTAAAACTGCTGCACCTACTCCAATTTTTTTAATTAAACTTAATGAATCTGATAGTTTTTTAGCTCCATCACTACCCTTAGCAAAATTATCTTGAAGTTTCTTTAACTCATCATTTGTTTCATTTATTTTTTTAGAGAAGTCTTTTAATTCTTTTGAATATTTATCAACAACTTCTATAACTGTCTTTAATTTCTTATCACTCATATCAACTTCCCCTTTTTCTTATTTCAGAATAAATTTTATTTGTTACTCTTAAAATAAAATTCATTTTTTCAATAAGCCAATAAGGATGCTCATCATAACCAAGATTTAAAGGTAATCTATGGATATAATAATAAGAACTATCCATACCTTTAGTTTCAAAGTACATATTATACCTATGAATATCATTAATTATTTTTTGATACTTTTCCTCATTGGCTGCTTTATGTCCTCTCATATAAAAAGAACAAGCCTTACAGTAGACTTGTTCTATATCTTGAAACCCCTGTTTTCAGAGTTCTTTTTAATTTCATCCAATATTTTTTGGAATGTATATGGTTCTTTGTCAAAGAATTTCATTAAGTTTTCTGCTGTCTTATCAACTTCTTTATTCTCTAAAGTGATTTTTAAAGTTTGCGCTAATATAAGTTCAAACTCTGGCATTTCTTCAAAAGAATAATGAATTTTAACGGTTTCAAAAGCTTTTGCATCAGATAAAACTCTAACAGTTTCACGAGGCTTGTTATAATAATTCATCATATTTCTAAATGTTCCAACTGTTTCAACTGCTATAATATCTCCATCTTTTCCATAATTAACTATATTACTAACTTTCTTTTCTTCAATAGGTTCTTTTATTTCATCTTTATTTTCTTTTTTCATTAGCTACTCCTTATGCATCATGATAATTTTCAAATGTTATTTTAACTGGTGTTTGAGCTGCTTTATCATAATAAGCTGTTAATTCTTTTGTCATTCCACCTGCTCCATCTAAATTAGTTGCTTCTACATTAGATACTTTTACATTTGGAAACTCTAATTTAACAGTTTTTGTTTGATCTGTTGTTTCTGCTAAAGTAACTTCTACAACATAAGATGTATTTCTTCTTAACAGTTCATAAGCATTCTTATAGCTATCCTTATCAAAACTATTAAATGTTAAATTAAGTCCAACTGTTCCTCTATCTGCTTGTCTAATCTTAGTTGTATAAACTGTATTTAGAGCACCTTTTCCCTCAAGTTTATTATCAATATTAATATCTATTGATTCTATTTTTGCAGTCATGTCAGTTGTGCTTTCTTTTATAATTGCTCCTAAACATATTAAAGATTCTCCCTTTAAAGCTGTAGGAGTTATATTTAACTTATTATTTAATACTTTATGTTCTTTGCCAATTATATTTGCAGTTACATTTACAAATGCTTCCATTTGTGTACTTATCTTTAGACTAGATACTAAGCAATCTTGAGCATACTCTGCTATATCATCTTCAATATTATTTGAGATAAGAGTTAAAAAACTATCAAATACTCCTGGTAAGAATTTATGATTTTTTGCATCTTTTGTTCCTTTAAATCCTGCTGCCTCTAATAATATTTCTAATTGACCTGTTGTTGCTTCAATAGTTAAATCTCCATTAACTTCAACCTTTGATACAAAACCGTCTCTTTCCCATCTTCCAGCACCTATTGCTTTACTTGTTGTTTTATTTACCTTAGGCACTACTCCATAATTTGTACAATCTAATTGATTTAATCCAGTTAATTTAGCAGTTCCCTCTGCAGTTTGTTTTCCAACTAAAAATTGTATATCCATTTTTACCTCTCTTTCACAGTTATTTCAGCATTAATATTAACTATTGCATTATAAATTTCATCATCATTGCCATAGTTAAAACTTACTGAATAATCCATATTTATATAACTTTTTCTTAATTCCAAATCTTCACATAGCAATTTCATTTGTTTTTCAAACCATATAATAGACGGCATTATATTTGAATAATTGTCCTCAAGATAGATTAGATTTATAGTTCTGTCATATTGTTTTTTGTGGTTAATACTTATTGTTTCTGCACTTAAATCTTGAGGTTGAATTATAAATATTCCTTGCTTTAAATCTACTCCTGTAAGGTCTATATTAATAAAATCGCACTTTTTTTGACTTATTTTTTCAACAGTCTTTTTTAATTTAGAATAGAATGAATTATCATTTTCTAAATTAACTTTTTTTATATTACATTCCATCAGCTCTATAACTGTATGAGCTTCTTTATCAATTATTTCAATCTCATAATTTAAAACTTTAAAATCTTGAATATCAAGAGTAATTTTATCTATTAATTCATCTGCTACTTGGAATATATCTTTGTCTTTTTCTCCATGATAGATAACATCAACAGTATAAACTTTATTAAATTTAACTCCTGCTATTGTAGTATCCCTATGATTAACTAATTGTAATGTGAAGCTAGGAGTTGTAAAACCTTGTGTTATATCATTGATGTTTATTTTTTTACCAGGATAATTTTTTGTGATAGCTTTTGCTATATTATTTAAAACCTTCATTAATCCTTATCCTCCATATATTTAGCTAAATTCCTATTAAAGACTGCTTGTCTAATTTTATTTATTTCTGTTACTGAATTAGTCATCATAAATCTCCCCTTAACCCAACTAGCTTTTAATTTTTTGCCAATTGCTGGTACAAATCTACCTGGTGTTTGTCTATGCCCATATTCAACATAAATAGCATATCTTGAGATATTATAAAGAGTGATAAACCTTTTATCATCAGTTTTTATAAGTTTAGATAAATACCAACTTCTTCTCAAATTTCCACCAGTATAAACAGTTTGAATTTTATTATTTATTTTATCTTTTATACTTTTTCCAACAGGAGTTTTTCTTATAACTTTATTCAGTAATCTTCCACCTAATTCACTCAAAGAATTGTCAATAGCCTTATCATAGTTTTCTTTTAAGTTTTTAGCAGTCTTTTCAGAAAACCTTTTAAATTCAGAAACATCAATATTTAATTTCATTAAGTTTTCCTTTCACTATCTAAAGTAATTTCCTGATGTGTTCTATACATTGCTATTTCTCCACTATGTTTATACTTCTTTGTGATTCCATTTTGAGTTACTTCAATTTCAGAATTTAAAGGAACTTCTATATCTGGACTTAAAAATAGAACTATTGTAGATGTAGCAACCCCATAATTACCTTGAATAATTACTGGATTACTTTCATAAGATAAGAAACAAGGGATATTAGATTTAACTAATACCCCTTCTCTTTCATCTGTTATTCCATTTTCATCTGTAAATAGTTCAGTACCATAAATATTACATTTCCCAGTATATGTTTTTTCTAGCATTTTTCTAGCATATTCAAACATATTTACCACCCCACAAATCTATATCTATATATTTCTTGCTTCCCATAATTTATTAGCCCTTGTATTAGATTAGAAAAAGTTTCTTGATTAGTATTACCTTTAAAACTCATAGAAACCCTACCTTCTGTAATTGAGGCTAACATTGGCTCAAAGTTAAGAGTATCTATATTCAAAGTATTTGTGGAATATTTTGTGTTAAGATAATCTCCTACACATCTACATAGAAATACATAATATAACTCATCTGGTACTTCTTCTCTATTTAAAATATTTTTAAGATTTTGTAAATTCTTAGGAAGAATAATATCAAATAGTTTATCATCATCTTGTAAAGTATAATTATATCCAAGTAACATATTTTTTAGATCCTCTATAATTTTAACCTTATCTACAACAATATCTATCATAATTATCTTCCTTTTTTATTTTTTCCTACTTCTTCTGCTTTTACATCTTCATCATTTGTTTCTTCAACAGTATTTTCTTCTACCTTTTCTGTTTCTTCTTCTACTGTATGCCCATAAGATTTAAACCATTCTACATCAGTTGCTGATAAGTTCTCAACTTTTGCTATCCCATTTAAAAAAGGTATACCAGATATTTCACCAGTATACCCTTCATTTTTAGTTTTTATTATAAACATATTTTACCTCCTATTGTACTTTTATATTTCTTAATACTCCGCATGATTTAGAAGTTTTTAATATAGGTACTCCTCTTAATTCAACAAGACCTCTTGCTTGTTCAGAAGCTACTTTGAAATCAGGAGCAATTACATCAATTACTTTTCCAGAAGATGGTGAAGCAACTGATAAAGCATCTTCTCCAAATCTTACTGCATATAATGAAGTGTTTCCAGTAGCAGTATCAATAGCTATTGTTTCTTTTGCAACTGTTTCTCCCTTAGGAGTATATTTTTCAACTTTAATTAGAGGAATTCCATCATAAGAATCTATTTGTTCACCATAAGTTGTTGGAGTTAGAGTATATAACCCAGCTACTTTTGCTGCAGCTTTTATCTTTGTAATCATCTTAGAGTTACCTATTAAAACATGTGGTTTTTCACTTAATAATGATAACCATTCATCTAATTTTGTTGTAAATTCAAGTGCATTTGCTTTAACCTTATCAAATGTTGAAAAATCAAATCCTGTTGCATGAGCTAACATATCAGTAGCTGTTCCCTTTAATAAAGTATCAAGTCCATCAAATTGTTCAGCTGATGCTGCAACTGATCCATTTATTAAATAATATGAGAAACCTTTTCTTGCAGATTTAATTAATTGTCCCATTTGAAAAGCAACTTCATTTTCTACTCCACCTTGGTCTCTTAATGCTCTATCAATAGAGAATGAACCACCATAAACTTTTACTTCTGCTGTTTTCATTTTCTTTTTTGCAAATGTATCATCATACTTTCCATTAATATTTCTAAACCCAGTTTGTGATTCATCTGTTAAATATACATAAGATGTTGACCAACCTGCCCCACCTGCTATTGGGTTAGCTATCATTGAAAATGGTATATTTTGAAATAGATAATCTCCTTTTGTAAATTCATCAATTACACCTTTTTCTAAATCTGTTAATTGTCCTTTTCTTACTTCTTCTAATGTTATAACTGCCATATTTTACCTCCTAAAATTTTATTTATTGCTCATTGTAAATTTTACCTAAAGCACTACCTAATGTTACTTTAGATTCAACAGGATTTCCATTTGGGTTAGCTGGTGTAGTTCCTGCTGGTGCTGGTGGTGTTTTTTCCTCAACCTTAAATAGATAATCACTTGTCTTTTTAAGTTCTTCTATTTGTTCAGTTAAACCTATGACCTTGTCATTATCCATTTTTATATTTTCCATTTTTAATAATGCTTTTACAGCTATATTATTTTTAGCTCCTGCAGTTGTTAAAGCAAGTTCTAAAGCATTATCAAGTTTAATTTTAGCTAATGTTTCTTGATATTCTTTCTCACTAGCTTGATTTTTTTCTTGTAATTCAGTAATTTGTTTTTTTAATTCTTCATTACTTGAATTTTTTTTTTGTAACTCTGATAATTGTTTATCTCTTTCAGTTAAATCTGCTTTTAACTTATTCTTTTCTTCTACAACTTCATTAAATTTACTTTGTGGTATCATATTTCCATATTTTTCCATTAATTTTGTTGCTTGTTCTTCCGTTAGTCCTAACTTAATTAATTCATCTTTATTCATTTATTTGCTCCTTTCATTTTTAACGTTGTATAACAACCATTAAGCTCTTATTCTTTTACGTGTGTAATACTAAAAACACGAATTATCTTTTATAATAATTAAAATTATTTGAAGATAATCACTCTCCTTTGCAATAAAAAAAGCACCTAGATTTAACTAAGTGCTTTAAAATTTAATTATTTTATTTCTGATAGCTCTTGTTCTTTATCCATTAAGTCAAGCATTATCTTTAATCCAGCTTTATCTGCTTTTGTCAAAGTAAAATCATAAACATTTTCTCTACCCTCTAATCTTATTTTAACATTATCTGAATTTACTATTGCTCTAACAATTCCTTTATTTACATTATCTAAGAAAACATCATAAGTTTCATAAACATATCCATATCCTACATCTGTTTTTTGTTCTAACTTTGGAAAATCTATAACATATCTTCCTGAATCTGTTATAACAATCATCTTTTCAAAAAATATCCAATCTTTACCTGAATAACTAACAACCAATCTATAAAACATTGGTTTTATATAAGTTTTTCCATCAAAGCCACCATAAACAGAAATGTTATTCTCTACTCTTTTATTAGTTATCCAAGTAATATTTTGAAATTCATCATATTTTTGAGAAAGATTATTTAGAATACTAAAGATTTCTTTTTTTACTTCCATCTTTTTTTCTTCTTTTATTTTTTCTTTTTCCAATCTTTTAGCTTCTTCTTCTTTTAATTTTTCTAATTTCTCATTTTCTTCTTGAATTTTAATTGTTGATTGTTCTTTTATTTTTTGTAACTCATCTTTTTTTATAAAATTAGGGTATTTTTCTTCAAATACTTTTATTTCATCTAGAACTTTTTGATATTTTTGTTCTTCAAATTTTTCTACAATTACATTAAACTTTCTTTCACTTTCTTTTCTTAATTCTTTCTCCTCTTTACTCTCACAAGCAAACAATAAAAATGTAGATAATAAAATAACAAATATCTTTTTCATTTTCTTCCCCCTCCTAAAATAATATAATACTATTTGTACTATAAATATTAGAATTTGTCAAGAGATAAAACAAAATAAAAGATACTAATCAATAATTTTTAATACAATCATAGGACCTTCTAATTTTTTTATTTTAACTTTATATGGTTCAATTTCAATTTTTTCTACTCCTTCTCTTTTAGATATTTCCTCAACTAATTTATAAGTTGGTATTTCCTTTAGTTCCATATTTTACCTCCAATTAAAAGAAAAAGAGAGTTTTAACTCTCTTAAATAAGTCTTTCTCCTCTTTGAACAGATTTATATATATCAGAATCCTTATCATAAAAATCATCATAAAAAGGTCCTTTCATTACAAAATCTGGATTTTCTAAAACTTCTTTTGCTTTTTCAATGGCTTCTTCTGTAGGTTTTTGAATCTCTCCTGTAGAAAGTATTTTATAGACTCTAAGATCTGCAAGAGGTCTTAATTCAATAGCTCTATTTTCAATATCTATATCAGCCCCCATACCATCTTCCAATTCTACAAAGATAAAACTGTGCCAACCAAAAAGAGCTTTTTTAAATTTAGAATATTTCAACAATTTTTTCATCCTCCAATCTAAATAGCTTTATATTTTTATCCTTTAATATTTTTATTATATCTTCTTTTGGTAAATCCTTAGAAAAACAAATTTCATTAACATCATCTAAAGTAATGTCACCATGATATTGTAATTCTATGTATCTGAAGAATCCATTTTCTTTTTTAATCTCCTTAGTTAAAGAGATAGCATCATTATTTTCTGACAAATCTTTTAAAACTTCATAATATTTTTTTAAGTTATATTTATCAATTCCCAATGATAAATTATCTTTAAAATCTCCAGGCACAACTGCTTTAGTAGCTCCAGCTAAAAGACTGTCATCTAAAGTATAAGTTATTCTATCTTTTACTTTACCTTTGTTAAAACTTATTATTATATCTCCATATTGTGATGTTCCGTGTCTTTTTGAAAAAAATTCTATGTCTTTAAGAAAATTTTTACTTGATAAATAACCATATTTTTCAGAAGAAACAAAAGACTCTTTATCTAAATTGTGCCCAAATAAATTCTTACTAGCTATCATACGAGCATTTGTATTAGGAACTCCACTGCTAGTACCAGTTTCAAAAAGATTCATAAATTTATTTGTTTTTGTTAAATTTTCTAAGTCTTCTCTTTTGTATCTCATCAAAAAAGCACTATTTTCTTCAACATTTTTTATTTTTTTTCTTATTAAGTTTTGTTCATCTTCTGTTAACATTTTATCAATTACTTCACTCTTCCATTTTTTAGAATGTTCATTAAATTTTTCTAAAGTCAAAGGAATATTTTCTTTTATTATACTACTTTTATTATTTTTCTCAACATAATTATCATACCAATCTTGATAATCTTTAACATCTACTAGATCATAATCATCATCTTCTGTTCTGGAAGCTCTTAGGTTAGTATCTCCATCTATTTTATCATAGTAAGGGGCTGTAACTGTACGGCAATTAGCGTGAAATGGACTTGCTGTAACTCCTACTTGATAATCTTTCATATCAAATACTTTTCCATCCATACTCCTACATATAGATGAAGTTCTATCATCAAGAGTTGCAATAACTTCATATTTTCCACAACCTAAATCTTTCATACATCTTTCTTTCGCTTTTGAATGATATGCTGCACTCTCTGTCATTATTAACCTAGATGCTATATTCTTTTCAACATTAAATCTTTCTGCAATGGTATTGATAACTTCTTTTAAGGGTTTTCCTGTTATTATATTTTGAGTTAAATTAGTATGTAAAGTATTCACTAACTTACCATCATTCCCCCAAATTCTTTTACTCCAATTAGTATTATCTTTTGTCCAAGGCTTGTAAACTAAACTTTCAAGCAGTTCAGGATTTAATTTCTCTATATTAGAAAACTTATCTAAACCTTTTTGAATACTATAAGCACTTCTATAATAACTATCTTTGTAAACTTCTCTTAAATGTTTATCTAAATTATTTTCCACAGTCTTAGATAATAAATCTATTTCTGCTTTAATTTCCATTTTTAAAGCTTCTAATCTTTCAATATGAACTCTTGAACTAACATTTTTTAACTCTTTTATAATACTATTATCAGAACTCATATTAAGGCTTTTACCTTTTCTAACATATTCACTCAAAGACATTTTAAATTCTTTCAATTCTTTTTTATTAAATCTTTGTTTTGCTTCATACATAGATATATTATTATCTTTTGCATACTTAGCATAAAACTCATATATTTTTTGATTTATATTTTTTAAAGCTATATCATATTCTTTTTTAGCTTCTTTTACTTGTTCCTTAGATAATTCATTGATTCTATTTTCTTCAGCTGTAAATCTATCTATCCAATAGTTATTACTCATTATTAAGCCCTTCATAGATTTCATCTATTTCTTCAATAGAGCTTTCTTTTTCTTTTTTTATTTTTTCTAATTCAGCTTTAGAATCATTTACCCAAGGATGTTGAGCTACTATTGTTTCTGTACTTATTATTCCAACTGATTTTTGACAATCTTCAATAGCTTGACTTTCATTAATTAAAATGTCTTTATTGAATATGATATCTATATCATCTTCATTAAAATTAGCTTTTAAATGCTGCTTCACAAACCACAATACTATTTTTAAAGAAGCCTTAAATTCTCTTTCAAGTGCTGTTGCATCTAAATCTATATCGGAATACATAGATTGAATATTCATCTGGTTTACATTTCCTTGAAGTTTTTCGCTCTTTGCATCAAATGCTTTTACATTTTCTATAAAAGATTTTTTTAATATTTTTAAAATAGATTCATAGTTTCCAGCATTAACTTCAATAGTTAGTTTATCAACTCCACCATCAGAACCAACAGGAATATAACCATAAAGGTTCATATTATGTCTTAATGTTCCACCTTGTCCATTATAATTTTTAACAACAAGTATAGTAGTTCTTGAATTATCTTCCATATCATTTTTGAAATCACTTATCACTTCATTAATTGCATCTTGAATACTTTTAACTTTCATAATTAAAGGCAATTCTGTTTCATCTACCTTAAATGGTATAACTGGTAAATATTCCCAGTTAAATTCTTTATCTCCTACTTTCATATAGTTTTCATGTTTAAACAAAGGACTTAGTCCATTATTCCAGGTATAATAATCAATTCCATTTAATGTATAAACTTCAACATTAGTAATTTCTTTATAATCATATCCAGTAAATTTTTTTGTTTTATATATCCTTATAATGTAGTCAAGTTCAGTATGTTCATTATCTTTCCATATAGGAATAACTTCAGTACCTTTAAATTTCTTAAAAGAAAATTCACTTTTTTCATTGTAATAGATATATAAAAAAGCTATCCCATTCAAATAAGCCCCTTTGCCTATTGAGTGTAATAACTTGAAAAATTTACTATTGAATATTTTATTTAAATCCTCTATATCTTTTTCATCTTTTGATGAAAGACTAGGTGTTTTTGATAGTAGATAATCTGCTTTCTGATCTACAGCATTAGTAAACATATTATCTACAATTTTATTATTAGTTAAATTAGTTGCCGGAACTAAATTCCCATCTTTTCCTATCACTTTTCTAACTCTGTTTAAAATATCATGCTTACCTTTGTAGTAATTATCTCCTAGTTGCATGTTCTTCAATTCTTCACTAGCTAAGAAGTTTCTTATTATTAACTCTAATTCTTTTATAGGTACTCCATTCATATCTTTTTTTCTCCTAAACAAGTTCTTTATAAACTCAAACATATTTACTCCCTTTATAAGTTCCAATTATATCCATCATTTACCATCTTTTCAGCAACACCAGTTAAAGCATCTGGTCCATCATCATGCTTGTTTTTACCTTCTTTTTGATAAGAAATAATATCTTTTGCAAATTCTGACCATTTATTTTTCCAGTCAACTGGCATATAGATATTTGCATTTACCCAAGCACTATTTGATAATATTCTTGCTATTTTATTTCCAGATTGATGGAACCATTTAACAACTGTCTTGTAATTTCCCTTGTCTCTTGTAATTCTTTCAACATTTCTTGCGAATGCTCTACCTCCATTATTTGATTCTATATCTGCAACATTTACATTAAACTTCTTATATGCTTCTGCAACCATAGGTTCTGTTATTTCCATAGCTTCTTTTGTATAGATAACATCTAAAATATAAGCACTATCATTGCAATCTGCATAAATGATATTGCATAGAAAATCTTCTCCAGTATCTGCTGTATCACAATAAGAAGCAATTTTTACTATTTTTTCTTTAGGTAAATCAACATAAGTTTTAAATTCATTGTATAATCTACCTTTTATGTCTATTGGTTCTTGCTGGTAGTTAGCATATACAATTTCTTTTGCCATATTCTTAGTTTTAAACTCAAAGTCCTCAAGTGATAATGTTCCTTCATCTAAAGGTGTTCCGTCATCATTGATAGCTTTATAATTTATATGAACTACATCATCATAATTAGATAAAATAAAACCAGCTAGGTCATTACTTGCCCACCTGGTCATTATAATTATTAATTTAAACCCTTTTTCTGTTCTTGACAGCATTGTATTAGTAAACCAATCAATATGCTTTTCAAGTACATTAGAGTTATATGCTTCCTCAGAGTTTTTTATTAAGTCATCTATAACTATTAAATCTGCTCCAAATCCTGTTGCAGTTCCTGTTGGAGATGTAGCCAAATAATTAGCCACTTGACTTCCTTCCAAAGCCCACTTATTCATTGAGGCTTCACCATACTTAATATTAGTATCTGGAAATATATCTCTATAAACTGTTACTCCTTGAGTCTGTTCTGTTGCTATCATATCTCTTACTTGCTTAGCAAATGTAGAAGAAAGAGTTTCATTATATGATCCAGTCATAATTTTTAACTTGTTATTTCTTCCTAGTAGCCACTGAACAAATAAAGTTGCAGTGTAAGATTTACCAAATCAGAGTCGAGGGGGCATATTAATAACTAATATCTTTTTATTAGAATTCATAAAACTTTGTAACTGATTACATAAATCTTTTAAATATTCTTTTTTATCATTGTAAAAATCTTTTTTACCTAGTAATTTACAATAATACCAAAAATCTCTCCTAGCTAATTCTTTTTTAGCTTCTAATTTTATTAATTCTTTATCATACACCCCCACAACACCTCCTTTAATCTTCTATAATTTTTTTTAATTCCTCAGTTGTAAGATTAGAAAATGGATTAGAATTTATATTTCCATTTACCTCAACCTTTTGAGTATATTCTCCATCCATTTTATTTAATATATCTAATGCTTTTAATCTATCAGTATCTTTTGTTTCTTCTTTTAATATCAACTTAGTTAAGAATTCTCTTCTTTCAATAGCTGTCATAATTCTATTGCCTTTTGCTTTTTCTTGTAGTTCTTCAATATAGTCCTTTATGTTGGCTTTTGTTAAGTTTTCACTTCCAATAAACCTGGCATTCTTCTCTTTGTATCCAGCCTTTATTGCAGCTTCAGTAGCATTTCCACTAGCTACATAAAACTCACAGAAAGATTTTTGCCTTGCATTTAATTTCAACACTACATCACCTCCAATTTTTATAAATAAAAAAACTCCCACATAGGAACGTATCCTGCACATCTAAGTGCTGTGAGAGTGTTGATGTTATATGGCAGGTGCATATTGGGTTTTTCACCAATGCGAGACCAACTCTTCCGTCTAACCAATGTATTAGATTGATGCACCATATGGCAAGACTTTTTTATAGTAGAGTCTCAAACTACTGTGGTAATTTATTTCAATAAGGAGGAAGTTCTTCTGAACCTCTATACTTTGCTACATGATAACATACTATCACATAATTTTTTACCTTACAATAACCCTATTTTTTACCCCTTTTTTACCCTGTTTTTACCTTTGCTAAAATTCTATTAATCTTTGAGTTTTAAAATGTATCTCCAAAGCCTCTAGAATTCTATTTCTCATTCCATAAGTGCTTTTTAGAGAAATATTAAGTACATCAGCTATTTCTTCATATGTTTTATTGTCAAAGTATTTTAATTGGATAAAATTATAATCTTTATGGTCTTTAACCATGCTCAAACATTCATCTATCCTGAAAATTATTTCTTCATATCTGCTAATATTATTAGAAATTCTTTGTTTAAGTTCTTCTATCTGCTCCATTTCACTTTTAAATTCATAGCTTCCTCGACCTTGCCCTCCTGGTCCACATGATTTTTTTATTTGTGGATTTTTTAAATTTTCTATTTCTACTTCTATCCTTTTTTGATACTTTGGATAGTTTCTTAATATTTCTTCCATTTTCCTAAAAATTATCTTTTGCTCCTGTGTTGCCATCTTAATTCACCTCTGTTATTATATTGTCTATAATTTCTAAGTTTATACCTTCTGAAGAATATATTTCTTGCATATACTTAGAAAATTCTATTTTCTTTACTTCTATCTCATCCTCAGTCATATATTTCTCTTTGAATATGTGACTATTTATAATTCTTATATTGTTTCCATCTCTTACTCTTAATTCTTGTAAATACTCAATCATTATATTCTCTCCTTTAACTTTTTATATTTCACTAATGTAGTTAGGCAATTTATAACTATAATTTATATCTATAAATTCATCTTCTATTTCAGACTCATAATCATCTATTTCTTCATAAGTTTGTAAATCAATTCCATTTTTTGTAGCTTCAAAATCTTTTAATAGATATTTTAATTGCGTATAAGGATTATTAACTCCCATATATTCATTATCAATTAATAAAAAATAATTATCTAAAAACAAACCACAACTTTTAAAATAACCTACTGTTTCAGGATGTTTATTTATAAAATTTTCAATATCAATTTTATTATAGAATTTAATGTATACTTCTATTCTCATTAATTCAACTCCTTCTCTATTTCTTATATTTTCCATTCTTATAAGATTCTAATTTTGCAATATGCTTTTTAAAATCTTGCTCAGTTAATCCACTGATTAAAAGCAAATTTACAGTAGCAGTTATTAAGTCTAAGCCCTCAGCAATAAATTTATCTCTATCTTTCACATAGCTAAAAGTGCTAGTTTCTCTAACTTCTGCTAATAACTCTTTGTACTCTTCTTTAACTTTTCCCAACTGTGCAATGTTAGAGGCTCCATAAGCTAGGGATTTATAGTTTGCTAATTTATTAAAATCAATCTCCATTATCTCACTTCCTCATAAGTTGCTTGAAATATATCAGGTTTGCAAGGATAAAATTCCCCTTTAACACCTTTTATTATGTAATCTCCAAAACTAGCTTTCATATATCCTTCAAGTGTTGAAATTCCTATATAACCTTGTTCTTTTATTCCATATACCATTTCATCCAATTCTAATTTACTCTTAATTTTTTCATAATTTGTGTCATCTAAAAAATTAAAAACTTCTATAATGTTATCCTCTTTTAATTGTATTGCTTCTATTTGTACAGGTTTTTTTATATATTTTTTAATCATCTTCTTCCTCCCAATCAGCTACTTTTTTAAGCTCTTCTATCCTTCTATATCTTATATGTTCATCACAACCACAAAAATATTTTATAACTTCTTCCTCTTCCTGAGTCCCATCTATTGCATAACCATTTTTATCTATATCTACAAGACCTGTATAGTACCCTTGAATTTTTTCACTGCATTTTTTACATACCCACATTTTCTCCTCCAATCTCTCCTGCTCTTACTTTAGCCCAAAAGTCTTTCCACTCTTTGCTATTTTTAACTTTAACTGCTTGTTTCTCAAATTCAAAATAATTGCCTAATTCATATCTGTAAATATCTTCAACAGAACGATTTTCATCAGCTACTGTTATTTCGCCAGTGCTTTTTATATAAAGATACACTCCACCTTTTTCTGCTCTCCATCTCTTTGGTATTCCATATTTTTCATTTACAACATCTATTAAAAACTGTAAATCTGGAACTAATTTATTTTCTATTAAATATGGTTTATCATAACTTTCTAAATTATCAATTTCTAAATCTATTTGATAATCACTAACACAACTATGGTGATTATAACCAATATATTCTTTTTTAAATTCATTTCTATATCCATAACCAAAACAATATTTCTTTTTGTCTTCATGTGCTATTTCTGTTAATGGCATAACTTTTAATTTTATCCTATTGACTTTTTTTACATACCAACAACTGTACATTTCGTTTATCTTAGTTATTTCTATCTCCAATACCTTTTCTTTTTCCATTACTTCCTCCTATCTACTTCTTAGCATTTCTTATTTTTCCACCAACTTTTAAAAGCTGAGTTTCATATTCTTTAATTAATAAATTTATTATTTCTCTACTTTCAAAAGATGTAACATTAGTTTCTTCAATTAAATTTCCATTTTCATCATATAGAAGAAATTCACTGTAAATATCATCATCTATTCTATTTTCACGAATAGTTTTAGCTTTATATAATCCTTTCAAAACTTGATGATATAATTTTCTAAGCTCTTTATTAGCTAAATCATTCATATTGCTTCCTCCAGTCTCACAACACTATCATCAACTTCTCTCAACCACATAGCTTTAAAATCTTTAAACGTATTAACTACATCAGTTATCATAGACTTTAAAACTACTCCAATCATATTTCTCTTATGAAAGTTAATAGTTCCAAACATCATTATCACAAGAAACATTGTTCTAAGAAGTTCTAAATTATCCCCTTGTTCTTTATGCCCACATGCAGCAAATTCTTTTTCTAAGACTTTTAAAACTTCTTTTTCTGCATTGTAGTTTATATGTTTTTTAAACTTATCTATAATTTTGTCAGAAGCCTTTATAGTTCTAGTTAGTATAGCTTTGTAATATCTATTTAGAACCATATTCTCCTTATCCCAAAGCTCCCTATTAATTTTCAAGTATTTATTTATCAAATACATAAGTGTAATACCTTGCATATCTCCATCTTTATGCACAATCCTTATCTTTTGCATAATTTTGCTCCTCATATTCTTTTATAAAATTATCCAGGATACCCTTAGCCATTTCATAATTTTCACTAAAAATATTTCTAAAAATGCTATCTAATTCAAAAGCATTTTCTATATTCAAATCTTTCGCAATTTCAGAAATGATTTTGCTCCATTCAACATTAAAAATTTTAAATAATTCATCTGGCTCTGAATATTCAACAATATTGTATTTATCAGAACTTTCACTTCCTATTACCCATTCCAAATATTTAGCCGCTTTCTTATAATCTTCCTTACCATTTTTCTTTTCTGCTCTAATTAAGTATTTAAGTATATTACCTAAGCAGAAAGCAACAAAACCTCGTGTTCCTAATACTCTTTTAATTATTTCTATACTTTCAACACCACAGCCAAGTTTATAATGGTTTGGATTATTTATATTATCTATATTTTTATTTTCCATATTTAGTTCTCCTCCATATCGTTACTTTGATTATCAAACATAGTGCTCCATCATTTTTTAACAGTGCTAGATCAGTGCTCCAAAAAGTGCTCTATTTTCTTTGTTTTATATTGGTATTAAAGAAAAAGTGTTCAAAGTGCTAGATTTTTGCTTTAAACTCTTTTTTTATTTCTTATATATATATATATATTTATATTATTTTTATAAAAAAGTATAAAAATAATCGAACACTTGGAGCACTTTCTCTTATTTTTCAATACTTAAATGATATAAATGTAGCACTGAATCGAACACTTAATGTAGCACTGTCATCAACAATCGAACACTGCTAAGTATAAAAAATATTTTTTTATACTAAGTAATTATTTTTTTCTAATTTTTAACTTGCCATTTGTTTTATAAGTTTCAAAACCAAGAGCTTCTAGTTTGTGAGAGAATCTCTTTTTACTTAATGCACCATATCCACTTTCATCACAAAAATTAGTGTAACAAACATAAATTTTGGCAAAAGTATCATTTAAAACATCATTTACTATAAAATCTTCTCCATATTCCTCAAGAAATAATTTAACATTATCGGATTCAGTTAAATATTTATCTGTTAATTCCTTAACAAGCTCACTCTTGGTAAGTTCTCCACCATTATTTATTATTCTTTTCATACCTTTAATTGCTATATTTAAAAGCCTTGACTTAGCTTCAGGTGTTGACAATTTTTGGTCTATTTTCATATCAATTTTTTCTACTACTGCATTGCATGGAAAACATATAACTCTTCTGGCTATTCCACCAGATTTATCTTTAAAGTTTGGCATTTCATTACAAGTAAATAATAAAGTTGCAACTGACTTCATTTTTATTGGGTTTTCATACAATGCTCTACAAAGTATTTCATTTCCAGCTGCAAGAGTTTTAACTGCTCTAGATTTTTCTATAAGTGAAGCATCAATATCATCTCCACAGTTTACAAGTTTCCCATTTATTGCAAATAAATTTTCTGACTTATCAAATTCTTCTAATGCTACTGAACTATGTAAATCCCCAACAAAATTACTTATCATTGTTAATGTTGTACTTTTACCATTTTTTCCACTATTTGCAACAAAGAAAAATACATGATGTGGAAAACTTGAAGTCATTAATATATGTCCTAATATTTCTTCAAATAACATTATTAAACTTTCATCATTGTTACAAAACCACTTTATATAATTATCCACATCATCACACACTACATCTGGATTATAAGCTATATCTAAATTAAATGGTGTAAACACTGTATCCATATGCAACACATCTTCACCATCTAAGATAAAACCATTATTAAATTTTATTGGATAGTTATTTGTGTTTGGTTCTATCTCAGCTATCTTAGTGAGTTGATGTAATAGTTCATTATCTTGTGATTTTTTTAACTTCAACTTCATTTGTTCCAACACCTCTCTTAAAATATTGTTTGTACTTTCATTCCCTATGTAAGTTTTTTTACCATCTTTATCTTCTTTAAGAAAATAGAATCTACCATTATAAATTTTTAATTGAAATAATTTTTTTACATACTCTGCAACAGCAAATATATCTAATTTCTTATTACCATTTTTATCTTCATAATAAAGTTCTATTTCTTCATCATCTGATTTTTTGAAAGCAGATAAAATAGTGGGTTTTAATTCATCATCTATCAATGATGTTTTAAAAACTTTATTATTTATAAAATCTGCAAGTTCTATAATATTTTGTTGAGGAACTCCATAATCTTGTAACACTTTTATGTGCTTATATATTGCTTGGTTTCTTCCATCTCCTTCATCCAAATTGTATAAATTATATTTCACAACAGGAATAGGATATAATGCTAAAGGCAATATAGCTAAATTATCAACTGGGGTATCATTTAAAATCGTTCTAAGAACTCCATTGACCTTTACCTTAGCTGATGCTTTTTTCTTTCCATATCCTGTCTTATAATCAACATTTAATCCACAATAAGTCATAATATTTATATTGTTATGTAATTTCAAGTTTGGAGGAATTTTATAATATAAATGGCCTCCTCTTGTTGTCTTTATAGCTCTGGTTGGATATTGATTTAATATTTCTTTCCACAAATCACCAATATGGTCAAAATCAACTATTACAACATCTTCTGGGACTAAGAAGGCAGCATCTGATATTTTGGAGATATCATAAACAAATTCATCAAATGATACTTTGGGTTTGCTTGTTCCTGGTTCTAGTTCTATGTATTTTGCTCGAATAGTTCCCATGATACCACCTTTCTATCTGTGAATTTGTTCTTTTCCACCAATTTTCTATAGTAGTCTAAATCTAAAATACTCTTATCTAGTTTCTCAATTTCTTCATTATGAATATAAACCCTATCCGCAGAATTTGGAATTTTAGTGTATTTTTTAGCTCCATCTTCTATTTTTATTTTATGTATTGGTCCATATTCTTTTTTCCAAGTTGCAAATATTCTATTTACCTTTTGTAACTCAATGGTTTCACCATTTACAATTGTTTCTATATGATGGAATGTTCCACCCATTTTGGCTACTTGTTGAAAAGGTATTAAGTTATTTTCTTTTATTAAAGATAAAATAAATTTATCAACAGAAATATCATCCATATAGAAAGCTTTTAAAGCCATATCTATGATTGTGAGATTATTCTTTTCAAAGTTTCCACCATTATGATTTTGAAATATTCCTTTTCCTTTTAATTTGTAACCATCTTTGGTTTTTACTTTTAAGATGTAATTATTAACATCCCTTTGAGCTATTTTTACAGCATAATCATAATCCAAAGTTAAACCGTAATTTTTTTCCCATTCTTTACATAACTCTATAATTTTGGGTAAATCATCTTCTTCATATGCAACCAATATTCCATCTGTATTACTTTGTATTACTCTTGTGTAATTTTTAAGAGATACTATTAAATCTGTTAATAATAACTGCCCATTTATACAAATGTTATTTGATTGAACAGGATCATACAAATCATTGTATTCAGATTTCAAAGCTCCAAATGTTCCATTAAGAAGTATTTTATATATTCCTTGTTTTGAGTCTTTATTTTTCTTATACTCCATTCTCGTATCATATAATTTTTTATATAATTCTGGATGTTCTGAAGCTCTAGACATAAAGTTAAAATTAATAATCATACTAGGGTAATAACTTCCAACATCAACCATTAGCATGTTACCTTCATAGTGAAAATTAGGTCTTGCTGCATGTAATCCACCAAAAGCATATGTATGATCCACACCACACAGGTTGAATACTAAGCTTTCTTTTTCTAATTCTTTAAAGTTTTCTCCAGCTAAAAATCTATTTTGAATATCTGTGTAAAAATCTAAAATCGGTTGAGGTATATTTTCCTTTCTTAGTTTATCTGTGATGGTAAACAATAACCTGTCTTTATTCAACCTTGCTTGTGTTGGTAATTTAGATTTATTACATTGTAAAACTTTGGCTGCAAGGTTGGCTCTTGTTTTTTTAGAATCCAACTTAGATAAATTAAATTCTTTGCAAATATCAATCTTAGATTCAAAGTAATCTTTTCTATATTCAAATACTTTTTTTGTAGTTTCCACATCATGTTTACAATACTTTATTACTTCCATAAATTCATCAGATGTTAGAGGTCTATCTAAATTAAAAGATATAGGAGTTTCAATTATATTCATTCCCATATTGCTTTCAATTTCTTTTAAACTAACTCCTAGTGGGAGCTCTTGTTTAGTATCTAATGTTGGTAACTGATTAGCTATTTTTTTATAAAAGCTAGTATTTTCACCATTGATTATAGATTGCGATAGTTTATATACTTCACTAGGATTCATGTTTCTCGATATTATCCCTGCAAGTATCAAATCATCATAATTATTATTATTGAATCCTATCAAACAGTTTATATTGTTCATTGTCTTTTTTAATAATTCAGGATTATTGTGTATTATTATTTCTTCATCTTGAGTAGTGATTATAACAACTAACCAATCACACATAAAAACTTCAAAGTCATAAAACCCAACAATATCACTTCTCATTTATTTGTCCTCCTTTCATAGAATAGTTAGGGAGAGTTTAACTCTCCCTTTTATTTTTCCTATTAATTCTACTATTTCTACTATTCTTGGAAAATAAACTTGAAGTTTTGGAATTCTTTTTTAGTTGTTAATTCTATAACTACATCTTTTCCAATTAGCTCATCATTTAATCTTTGTGCTAAAGCTACTTTATTAGCAAAATCCATAGATGTTAATGCTTCTCCTGTTAGATTTAATATAATATTTATAAATTTTTTTAGGTTCATAGCTGCCATTTTTCCACTAAAGTATACATTTGCAAAATACTTTTTATTTTCATTTATTAGACTTACTGTAAATGAAAACCATTGAGTACCTTTTTCATTTTCCTTGTATTCAAGTCCTTCTATAACTCCTTCATAAACTCCATCAGCTACAGAAAAATCTGTTTCCTTATCTCCTGCTTTCCAATCTTGTGCCTCTAATTCTGCCATGATATCTGCTATACTCATTATTTGTTACCTCCATCTTTATTTATATTATTTATGTTATCAGTTGCTTTAACTGTATTTTCAGTATTTTTTGTTGCTACTTGTTTAATTGCTGGTTTTATTTCAAAAACCCCTTTTACTGTTTTTAAAATATCCAGAATTTTTTTATCTTTTATATCTTCCTCTTTGTATGCTTCTCTTTTATTTGTGCATATTCTAATGTAGTTACTTCCAATCTTTTTAGTTTGGATTGAAAAATCACATCTACCCATACAAGCATTCAATGGTTTTTGTCCTAAGCTAGGTGCTTGATACATTGTTTGCCCATTATTTTCAGATTTTTCTATTGAATGTGATATAAATATTACATTCATATTCATTTGAGTTAATTCAATCATTAATTTCTTCCATACAGCATTGAATTTAGCATAACCTTTTCCAAATGGGATATCTGCCAGTGATTCAACTTTAGCTGCTTCACATATATGAATTGTTAACATAGTTTCAATATCATCTATCAAATCTATAATCACAGTTTTATATGTGTGTTTTTCAGTTTTTAAAGCCTCAATAACTTCTGCAAATTCTGCAAAGGTTTTAATTGCAACAGATGGAGTATTAACTTTTGTTGCATTTCCATCAGTATTAATTATTAATGGGCTTTCAAATTCTCTTGCTAAGTAAGTCTTTCCCGACATTGATTCACCCCATATCAAAAAGCTTTTTGGTGTAATATCTGCTATTTTTGGTTCGTTTACTGGTAATTTAATCATCTTATCCTCCTTATAATCCTAGTGCAGCTAGTGCTGCTGATTTTTTATTATCTATATTTTTATTTGTTACTTCTTCTTTTACTTCTGCTATTACAGTTTTATCCGCTCTAACTGTAATTTTTACATAACCTTTCACATCACTAATTTTTGTATATTTTTTGGCTATTTCAGGTAATTCTTCTTTTAATTTCTTAGAATCAATCTTTTCACTTGTGGTAGAATTTACTTTTGTAATTAATAAATTATCTGTAACTATTGTTTTAACTCCTACTTTATCCATTAATTCATACAATATTTCTTTTTGCTTTTTAGCTTCCTTTTCCATTTCTTTTAATCTAGCTATTTCTTTTTCTAATACTGATAATTTATTGATAGTGTTGTTATACTCCACTAAATTATTTCCAAAATAAAACTCTTGTTCTGTCAGATTTGGATTTTCTTTCAATCTTTCCACTTGTTCCCAAAACTTATTGGCTTTTTCTAAAATTTTAGATATTAAGCTATTATCTCTTTTTATCTCCATCACAGAAATTCTTTCCGCTTCAAACTCTTGATTGAAAAAATCATCAGTGTGTTGAGTTTCATAATCTAATCCGGTCCAAAAATTATCTGGTCTTTTATATTGAACTAAGTAACCTTTTTCAACATTAAATTGAAACATATACATTTGCATTTGTAATACATAATCATATATATCTTCATATGTTGTCTTGTCTCCAGCATTGGTTTTAATCTCTAATAGTAATCCTGCATCTTTATCCAATCCATCACAGTTAGATCTAAGTCTTAAATCTTCATTGATATTTGTGTTTTCTTTAAATTTAAGCTCATAGATACTATTGATATAATCTCTTATTTGTGGTTCTAATAATTGACCATATCTAGTGTACTCATTTCCTTTAAATGCTGCAGGAATTACTCCAGCTTTTTCTCTTGCAAGAGTAAAACAATCTTTGAAAGGACTTACATTAAATAATGCAGGTAAATCACTCCCACCAAGGTATTTATTTCTGTTTTGTGTTACACTCTCTCCAGGAGTGTGTGATACTATTTTTTCTTGTTCCATCTATATCCTCCTAAATCTTCTAAACTTAATAATTTATCTACAAAGTCTTTTTTGTCATTTAAGCTTGCATAAACCTTTTCTTCTATGGTGTTTAATCCTATGTATTTATATACCGTTACTTTATTTTCTTGTCCTATCCTATACGCTCTACCTATTGCTTGTTCGTAGTCTTGATAGGACCAAGTCGGACTAAAAAATATTACTTCTGAATTATATTGAAGCTCTATACCTGCTCCTCCTGCTTGAATCTGTACAAGAGTAGTTTTATTTTTCAAATTTTTAAAATCTTTAAAATCAGGTATGTTTGTTAGTGCTCCACTTACTTCATAATCTACTTTTATTAACTGTTTTATAGCTTCAGCTTCTTTTTTAAAGTTATAGAATATTAAGATGTTTGAATCTGTTGATTCTCTGAACTCTTTTAAATATTCTAGTTTTTCATTAAAGCCAGCATATTGTCTAAGACCAGCTATAAATTTTGGAGAACTGTCAAATAATTTATCTCCTAAAACTCTATCTTTTTTTATTGTTATGTACTCATCACCAGCTGCAAAATACTTTTCTTCAAATACTAAATCTGGTAAATCCAAACAATCATTTTTATTAAGGGCTATACTACTGATAGCCTTCCAACATTTATCAATGTATTTAGTATTCTTCCAACCAACTATTTCATAAAATCCCATATAGTTCATTTTTTTTATTGCATTAGATTTTTCATAGGCATAACCACTAGTATATAATCCAAATATAGCCATGTAATTACCTAGATCTTGATATCCATTGCTTGCTGGTGTTGCACTGAGTAGACAAAATCCATAAGAGGATTTGCATAACTTTAAAGCTAGTTTGCTTCTTTGAGATTTTTTATAATTTTTAATGTAGTGGCATTCATCAAAAATTAAGTATGTATTTTTGTCTCCCTCCACATGTTTTAATCTTCCATAACTAGTAACTTCATAATCTATATTCATCCCATAGTATTTATTAAAGTTATTGATTTCTCTATCCCATCCACCTTCTTTAACCTTCTGAGCTGGTGCTATTATAATTAATCTTTTACCTTGTGCATGCTTCCAGTAATGATGGATTGATAATATTGTTTTTCCAGTTCCTGTTCCTAATGGATAGATATAGTTTTTTAAACTTTTATCCAATAAGTCTTTTTGATATTGATATAGCATCATAGTAGTTTAGCCTCCTTCAATATCTGTAGGAATTCTTCAATACTATGAGCTACACCAACTACACCACCACAAGATTTTATTTTTTGCATTTGGGCTTTTTGTAACTCTGAAACAATCCCTCCATTACTTCTTTTAACTTCTATAGCTACAAATTTTCCTTTTACACAAGCTATAATGTCGGGTACTCCTGTTTTTTGAAAAGCTCCACCATGTACTTTAAAATACCAATGATTATTTTGTTCTAACCATTTTTTTATCTGATTCTCTACTTGTTTTTCTAACATTAATGAACCTCCTTTATATTGCATAATTCCACAAATCTTTCATTGGCATTGTCAAACTTTCTCCTGTGCGAATATTTTGCAAAACAGCTATATCCTCATCTTCTAGCACCAATTCATACCAAATTCCATTTATTAAAAATTTTGTCATTTAGTCCTCCTACAATTTATCCACAAGTCTTATAATAAGTTCCCCAACTCTAATTTTTTCATTGATTACCTTAATTTCTCTAAAATCATCCATATAAACTTCCAACATTTCTTTTATAATTTCTTGCTTATAGTTAGATTTGTTAACAGGCATCTCTTTTAAAACTTTATATTCTGTGCCTATTTTTTCTAAATAGCCTTTATTTTTTAATCTATTTAAATAAGTTCTAACAACACCTTCGCTTATATTCAAATCTTCTGAAATTTCTTTATTTGTAGCATGTGTATTACTTCTAACATATTCTAAAACCTCTTCTAATTTACTCATTTTTCAACTTCTCCTCCCAACTTGAATCCATTCTTATAGGCATAACTATATAAGTTACATTTTCTACACTAAATTTAACAGCACTGTAAGTTGTCCCTAAACTCAAATCAAATCTTTCATTTTTTATAAACTTCAGCCATGAATCAACAAACTTTACATTTAGATTTGTTACTAAATCTACTTTGCTGCTCTCTAACTCCAACACTTCAATGCTTATCCTAGATTGTTCATTAGGATATGCAGTTACTACCAGTTTATGGTTTTTGAAAGCACAATATCTATTTATGCTACTGTCTGTAATCTTTAACATTTTCCAAACTAAATCATCAGTAATCTTATTTACCGCTTTTGCTTCAGAATGACTTTCATACTCTAAATTTTCAATTATTTCAGAGATATCAGGAACTTTTATACCATTTATAGGTTCATACTCAGTTACTTCAGTCCCTATTTGAATTGCAAGTTTCCCATCTCTAAGTACTGCCAAAGACCCAGCTTTTTTCAACTCATCTAGTACGTCATATATATGTACAGTATCTGATCCTTGTAATTCTTCATGTAAATCTTTCACTGTTGCGAGTCTGTAAGTATCAGTAAATCCTACATATTTTCTAGCAACTATCAGTCCTTTAAGATTTCCTGCTTTTGCAATGCTAGCAAAGTGATTTAATGTTTTTATTTCATCTCCTTTTAATACAAGAATTTGTTTCCCCATATTTTTAGAGTTATATTCATCTATATTCATTCCTTCTCCTTTCTTAATTCAGCCAATTTAATCCTTATTTTAGCTACATTTAAACCAGTTTTTGTGAGCTCTGGAACTGAACTTATCAATCTACATCTAACTAAAATAGCTAGTTCTGCTCTTGAAACTAAAACTAAATTTTCTATATCAAAATTATTTCTATCTCCATCTGCAAAAATTATTACAGAATCTTTTGGAATTTCACCATATTCTTGTTCATATATCCATCTATGCTTTCTCATCCATTTGTTTGGTTTAGCTATTTTAATTAAGATATAGCCTTCCTTATCTAATCTTTCTGAGTAAAGTTCTCTTGTGTGCCAAGGAGCGAATCCTTTTTTAAAACCATTGGTAGGCTTTAAACCTGTTTTTATTCCTTTATTCCAGGGAGTCATTCCTTTTTTAAATCTAGTATCGTTCATATTACATCTCCAACATCTTAGGTAATTTATTGTCAGCATTTAACATATCATCCTTAAATTTTGCTGCTCTTAGCGCCAACTCTCCATTTGCTATAATCACACCTGCGATTTTAATCATAGCCTCACTTCTTTTTATTTCATTTTCTAATTCATCTGGTGCAATTCCTTCTTTGCTTAAGTTATCTAATTGTTCAAATAGTTTTATATTTAAATCATCCAATGTTCCGCTCATTTTTTCCCTCCTATATTTTCAGTTTCCTCAGCTTCTTTCTTTTCTTTATATAACTTAATTGCCATATCTTTTGCACTATAATTTCTCATACCAATAACTTTTTCTCTACTTCTCTTTTTATATGCTGCGTCAGCTTTGCTTTTATCTCTCCAATATTGCTTTTCACAAGTAGCAGAGCAATATTTAACTCTTTTATCTTTTATATCTGTAACATATACTCTTGCCCCGCAATGAGCACAAATAAACTCACGAGGGCAGTCTACATTACTGTAAAATTGGTTAACTTTTATTTTCATTATTTTTCACCTTATCTTTTTCAATTTCTTCTAAAATAGTAGCCCAAATTTTACCTTCACAACTCTTAAAGTTTCTTAAGCATACAAACTTATTATTTTTATGAATTTCTATATTTTTAAACTCATAATCTATTCTTATTCTGTACTCTCCAACAGCCTTATTAAGTTGTAGTTTATAAATATGTTTAAGTATTTCAGCATTACCGTCCACATCTTTGTTATCTTTAAAGCAAACAGTAACTTCTTTGTTATCTATCCAAATTTTATGGGCCTCTTCTTGCATAACTTCCAGTATTTTGTCTATAAATTTTGCTTTTAACATAAATTCCTCCTTGATATTTTTTATTATTTATAGTAAAATCAAGGGTAAGTAAGGGTTTACCTACCCTATTTGTTTTGAACATCTGAAATACTTTGGTCGGTAGTGTCAGATGTTTTTTTTATTTTCTTCCTCTTTTTTATCTTTTAATTTTTTAGCTGTTAATAGCATTGCTAAAGCTAATAACCCTCTTGTTGCATTATTCACTGTGCTAATCTCCTTTCCACTTCTTTTTCCACCAAGTCATTAAGAACTTCCTTAAAAGCTTCCTTAACAACCTTTTTAATAATCTCTACATCTATGACATTCGCACCTCTTAAATGGTTATCAAATGCTAGCTTAGGTATGTCGTAAGACCAGTTTTTTGGTCCTATTTTTGTTGCAGTACATCCAGGAATTTTTCCAGCTTTTATCTGTTCTCTTATAAATTGTGGAGTACGGCTTTTTAGTTTTGCCGCTTCCTCAACTGTATAACTGTTCTTTTCCATAAGCCCACCTACCTTAAATTGTTAAATTTATAATTTTTACTTAATTGTCCAGCTAAGCCATATAGCAGTATAAAGCTACCAGCATTTTTACCTTTAATATTGGTTTTTCCATTTTTTTACTTTTACAACTCCAACTATTTTTGAGATTCCTCCACTACAATAACTCCTTGAAAATCCACCTTTTAAATGTGCTATTAATTCTTTTTTCTTTCTTAGTTCCTTAAATTTCTTCATTTTTTTCTCCTTACATCCAGCTTTCTAGCAAAGCAAATGGAAAATTCAATTTATTTTTTAAATTTTTCCAAAAACTAACTTTTGCATAATCTATAACAAACCCTTTTCCTTTTGTATCCTTATTGGCTATTATTACTGCTTGGCTATAAGTGTTTGCTATATATTCTCCACCAATTAGGTAAAAATTTTCTGATATTTTTCTTATTTCTAACATTCTTCTTCCTCCCTATTTCCCAATCATTCCCTTATATAATATTTCCAATTTTTCTAATGCTTTATCTAGTTTTGGATGTGTAGAATCTTTTAAATTCTCTTTTGTTTCTGTGTACCACTCTTTTGCTAGTTTCTTATTAGAATAGTGCCCATAATCTATTCCTAGTAAATCTAACTGTTGTTTTCCCCCTAACTCTGCGAGCCCAAAAATTAATCTTGCTTCTTCGTTTTTAAAATATAAATCTTCCATAATTACTCTCCTTTTAAAAAATATCTTTAGCTATTACTTTTATTCTTTTAGCAGCTTTGTAGGCTTCTTCTAAATCTTTAAAATCAAGAGATACAAAAGGTCTTCCAAATAGAATTGGGAAATCGTGGCAAAAACAAATATCTATGTCAGATTTAAAATTAACATTAACCACTACATTTTCAGAAATAAAGACATTTAGATAATCTATCTCAGATAAATCTTTAGCTGTTAAAGTATCATCTGTTTCATGTCCTTCACAAGCTATTCTGTAATCAAGATCTAAATCCTTTACTCTTTTAATAAATTTTCTTATCTTCTCAACTTTTAAGTTATCCATATACTCTCCTTTTATTCGCTTAAAAATACATTAATGAAATATTGTTGCCCTTTACCAGTAACCTTTGGTGTTTTACTTATTCTTATAGAACCATCAGGATTAAGCACTGTTCTTTCTTTTATCTCAAACAATCCCATATCCATTGATTTTTGAGTAGGCATATTATAGCTTTCACCTTTTTGTTTGATTAAGAACCCATTTTCTCTCAGATAATTAAACAATCTTTTTTGACCTGTATCGACTCCATTCTGCTTAATCAATTTTGCTAAATCACCTATCAATATTGAAGATTGAGATGTAGCTACGGCATCTGCAAATATTACTTTTGGCTTATCCTCTTTTACTTTATTTTCAAGAAATTCAATTTTTTTAGTGTAATCTTCTATCATATGTGATTGAATTTGATTAGCCCTTGCTAATATCATCTCTGGACTATTCCAAGCCTCTTCACATTTAATAAAATATATTCTTGCTTGTTTTCCTTTTTCATTTCTTTGAAGCATTGAAATTTCTTTTGCCATATTCAATGTCATTAAATGATCTGTACTTTTTCTTATTCCACCAAAGGCTGTATCGTCTTCGTCATTTTTGACGATTACGATAAAATCTACATTTTCAATAAATCCATAGTTAGTCATTCTACTAAACCATTTCATATATTCTGTACCAATTTCCAAAAACTTATGTAATTCTCTACCACTAGCTAATTGTTGTCCGTCTCTTACTTCAATTTTAATTAACTCGTTCATATAATAAATCTCCTTTCTTATTTTGTTCCTATATAGGAACTATTAGGGTAAAAAAAATTCAGACGCAGATATCCCATATGTTTTACAGATTAATCTTACTTGTTTTAGCGTAAAATCAGCTTTATTTCTATTTAATTTTGAGTTGAAAGCTGATCTAGATAAATCTAAAAGATCTGCTACGTCAGATTGTTTAATACCATTTTCTACAAAGTAGGCTTTTAATTTCAGATATCCATTTTGTTTATTTTCCATATACACTCCTTTCTAATAAAATCAAACCTATCAGTTCCTATATAGGAACAAAAACATATTAACATGCTGAAGTTTTTTTGTCAACAACTTTTTTATAAAAAAATTAAAAAAAGTTTTACAAGTAGGAACAAATGTTGTATAATATTAACATCTAAAATATAAGAAAAGGAGAGTGTGAAAGTGAATACTGGAGAAAGATTGAAAGAATTACGAACTTCTAAAGATTTTACTATGGATAAGTTAGCTGAAGAGTTAAATAATAAGTATGGTTTAAGAATTACAAAAAGCATGATGTCAAGATGGGAATCTGGAAAAGCTGAACCTACGAATGTTTTTGCAACAGCTTATGCCAAATACTTCAATGTAAAATTAGATTATATTTTAGGACTTATTGATGAAAAAGAACCTTTGAACAGTAATTTGGAATCTCCTAGATTTAGATGGGTTGCTAGAAATGCTAAAAAAATGACAGATGAAGAATTGGGGAGGCTACAAAAATTAATGGAAGTGGCATTTAGTGAAATTGATTTTGATGAGGAGGATTAACTAATACATGATATATGAATATAATCCAGATTATGAAGGTGCAAAACAGTTAGCATATGAAGTTTTAATAAAATATTCTAGTTCTGAAATTCCAATAGATTTAAGAACTATTATTAAAAAATATAGAAATATTAGGATGATTTCATTTTCAAAATTTATGAAAATTATGAATTTAAGTTATGAAGACCTTGTAGATAAATTTGGTTCAGAACATGGTTTTACAATATATGATGAACTTGAAGATAAATATATGATTGTTTATAATGAAATGGATTCTATAGAAGTTCAAAGATGGACTCAAGGACATGAATTAGGACATATTTTAAAAGGGCATTTAAAAAGTGAAGAATATACTCTAATTCATTATAATCATGGAAAACATCCTATGGAACAAGAAGCTAATACCTTTGCAAAACATTTATTAGTTCCTTTTCCATTGGTTAATTTATTAGCTCAATCATTTTCAAATAAAACTATATCTCAATGGGATATTATATTTTTATTTAATGTAAGTGATATTACTGCTTATTATATAATTGAACATCTTAGAAAATTATATTTCATACCATCAGTTTTTTTATTAGAAAATAAATTTAAAGATGCTATATATAGATATGTTAAAAATAGTGGTCGAGAATTTAATATCAGTTAAATACAAAAAATTATAAATTATATTTGGTGCAATTACTTAAATTTTAAATAAAAAGGAGAGATTTTATGAAGAAAAAACTATTTACATTATTCGTTTTGTTATCGCTATTAGCATTTTCACATCCAGGTAGAACTGATGCAAATGGAGGACATCGTGACAGAAAGAATGGTAGCTATCACTATCATCATGGTTATCCTGCTCATGACCACCCAAATGGAGTATGTCCTTATGAAAGTCCGAAATCTACAAGTAATAAATCTATGTCTAAAGCAGAGATTAAAAAGAACTTAGAAACACTTGGTTATTATGGAAATAATGCTATTGCAGAGTTTCAAAAAGATAATGGACTTGTTGCAGATGGGGTTGCTGGAAAAAGGACTGTTAAAAGGATTAGGGAAAGGTTGGAGGAGTAAGAGATAGAAACTTAATAAAAAAATATTTTAAAACATTAATAAAAATGCTATACTTTTTTATATAAAAAAGTAAAAAAGGAGTAGTAGTAAAAATGAAAGAAAATTTAGATAAAAATACCACTATCAAAGAAGTAGTTGAAAGATATTTAAAACAAGAAAATATGAGCGTTTATAAGTTTTCAAAAGAAAGTACATTATCAGTAAAAACTATTAAAAAAATATTAGAAAATACTAATAGTAACTTTAATAAAACTACTATAAAAAAATTATATGTGTTAAAGAGATTAAATTTAAAAGATAAGAAATTTATTGAAATTTTACTAGATAAAAAAAATAATAAAAAATCAGGTGGGAAAAAAGATAGAATCTTTGAAAAAATATTAAATAAAATGGAAGATTTAATCGAAGAAAATGAGATGCTTAAACAAAAAGTTAATATGTATAGTATTACTAAAAAAGAAAATTTAGATTATATATCAAAAAGAAAAATTGGGGCTTTTGGTAGTGACTTAGAAAGTAATAGTCTTTTAATAACAAAAATTTGGGATTTTAATGAAAATATTTTAAAACAATGGGCAGATGTTAAACTTCTGCTTGATATAAATAATAAAGAAAAGACAAAAAAAATGAAAAAAGGCTTAAAAAGTATTGCCTCAGAATTTAAAAAAATTGTAGATTACCTAGAAAATATATATTTTGATTCTTCAGAAATAAAAGAATCTGAAATAATAAATATGGAAGAAAAGGAGTAATTAATATGGAATTAGAATTAATTTTAAGACAAATGAACTTAGAGAATATTGAAGAAAAAATACAAAATTTATCTTCTGTATTTGAAAAAACACCTTCAGATATAATAAAAACTGGAATTTTAACTAATATTGCCTATGAAACATTACCAAATTACAAAAATTACAAATATATCATTTCAGGAATAACACAAGCAAGAATGATAAAGGGTGTCCATAGTACTAGAAATCATATTAACAGTCAAATAGATAAAATTTTAGAATTGTATGAATTAGATGAAATAAATGAAGATATATTAGAAATTGCATTTAATCTGGTAATAATAACATTTGATGATGTTTTTTCTAATGCTGGAGAAAAGACAAAAAGAAATTATTTGAAAGCACTGGATGATCTTGATTTCTTATACATAAATTTGAAACTTGCTGTAAAAATTATTGCTGAAACACTTAGAATGAATGATATAAGATTAACCAATATGACATTACAATATGTCACAGATGCAATAAAAAAAGAAAAAACTAATATTGCAAATGAATTTATCCAAGCATATGGGACAGGTGATGAATTTCAAATATTAGAAGCTAAAAGAAATTACCATATAAAAATAGAAAATATGTTGAATAATTATTTTCAAAAAATTACTTATAGTCATCAAGATGCTCAACAAATTGGTGAAGAAAGTAGAATAGTTCAAGTTTTAGGAGAACCTTTTTTAAATGCAATAACAATGATTTTGTTACATGATATCAATATAAAAATTAAAAACAATAATGGACTTCAGTTGAATTTTAATAATCTATAGAATATAACAAAAAAGCCTCTCAGTTGCTACCAACAACTAAAAGGCTCAAGAGTGTGGTACTCTTCTACATCTCATTAACTTAGATTATATCACACTCAATTTTGTTATGCAAATTGAAAGGAGTGTGATTTTTTATGAGAAGAGAAAATGGTACTGGAACAATATATAAAGTGAAAGATAGAAAGTTAAGAAAGCCATTTAAGGTTATAGTTGTAACTGGATATGATTTAGAAACTGGGAATCCAAAAAGAAAAGTTTTAGGATATTATGCTAAAGCATCTGAAGCTAACGAGGCTTTAGCTAATTATGTAAAGAATAAAGATACTTATGATTTGAAAAGACTAACTGTAAAAGATATATTTGAGAGATGGTGGGCTATTCATGAGCCAAAAATAAAACCAAATACAATAGAACATTATCAAGTATCTTACAATAGGTATATTTCAAAAATAAAAGATAGAATTTTTTCAGAATTAAAAACAATAGATCTTCAAGATTTTTTTGATAAAGAAATTAAAACTTGGTCATCTCAATATCATGCAAAAGTGGTATTAAGAGGCATGTACAAATATGCTCTGAAGTATGAAATAGTTGACAAAGACTATTCTGCATTAGTAGAGTTAATTAAAAGAGAAAGAGTTATCACTAGAAAAATATTTACAGAAAATGAAAGGGAAATATTATTTAATTTAGATAATAGGATATGTAAAGTACTATGCGTTTTAATATATACAGGATTAAGAATAGAGGAGTTCTTATCTTTAAGAAGAGAGGATATTGAAAATAATTTTATCTTTTTAAAACAGTCAAAAACATCAGCTGGAGTTAGAGCTATCCCAATTCACAATAAAATAAGAAATATTGTAGATTCATTTTTGAGTGAGAATATGTTATTTTTGTTTACATGGAAAGGGGTAAATAAAAAAGCTAATTATGATACATTTAGAATGAATTTTAAAAAAGTTATGGAAGAGTTAGGAATGGATCATACGATTCATGACACCCGTCATACTTTTGCAAGTATGTTAAACAAAGCTGGTGCGAATGATGTAGTAATATCAAATTTAGCAGGACATGAAGATAAAGAATTTACTAAAAAAATTTACACTCATACTGAGTTAGATGAATTAGAAGAAGCAATAAAACTTTTACAATAAAATAACATTATATTTTAAAAATATGATATTAAATTTGTGGTGTAAATTGTGGTGTACATAGAGTTAAAATTTTATAGTTTTTCACAAGTTTAGCAACTTTTTTAAAATTCTAAAAAGAGTATTAAAAGGTTAATTTATAGATAATTAGCATTAATTTGGTTTAGAAAATTAATGTAATAATAAATGGTGTTGATGGAAGAAATTTTCATTAGCATCATTTTTTAATAAAAAAAGCTGAGACAATAAAATTTTCCTGTTAAAATTAAATCGTAAAAAATAACTCAAAAAGGAAGTGATTTCATTTTTAAATATTCAAGATGATAATATTTCTTTTTCAGAAGAAAATTATTGTCATATCATTCAAAAAGTTAATTATGTAATTAAAGTTTTTAAAGGATTTCTTAAATCTAACTATTGTTCTTGCACTTATTGTAACTCTAAAAATATTGTTAAAAATGGTTCTAGAGAACGTAATATTAAATTTATTCCTTTTCAAAATTACAATGTTGAACTTAATCTTAGTGTACTAAAAAGTACAAATCTTTCTATTTCTTCAGTTCAAAGAATTATGGATGAGTGTTACTCTGATTTTAAGGTTAATAAAGACCATTTACCTGAAACTATATGCATTGATGAGTTTAAGTCAGTTAAAAATATTGATGGCACTATGTCTTTTGTTTTTGCTGATTATCAAACTAAAAATATTATTGATATTGTTGAAGCTAGAAGATTAAATTCCTTAACAGAATATTTTTCAAGGTTTTCACTTAAAGCTAGGAATAATGTAAAATATATCTGTATGGATATGTATTCTCCATATATTAGTTTAGTAAAATCTATTTTTCCTGAGTCTGAGATAGTATTAGATAAATTTCATATTATCAATCTAGTTAATAGAGCATTTAACCAAACTAGAATATCAATAATGAATTCTCTTAAGGATGATTCATTAAAAAGAAAATTAAAACTATTTTGGAAAACTCCAAAAATATTATCCTGACCTTTGTCAAGAACCATATTATTGTCCAAGCTTTAAATACAAACTTAGCACTAAGAAAAAAGTGGACTATCTTCTAGAAAAAAGTCCTGAATTAGATGTTAATTTTAATATATATCAAGATATTCTTCAAGCAATAAGACATAATAATTTTAAAAGATTTAAAAATATTGTAAAGAAAAATTTAGCTAAAAAAGAGAAAGTATCTAAACAAAATGCTAGTAGCTTTAAAGAGTTTAAAAAAATATATGAAACACATTGAAAATATGTTTAAGTCAAACATTATAAATGGTTTGATAGAAGGTTTAAACAACAAAATTAAGTCAATAAAGAGAATAGCATTTGGATATTCAAATTTTAGTAATTTTAAAAAGTGCATATTAATTCAAGCAGGAATTATATCAATTAGTGCTTAATTTTTTTAATTCAATAAAGTGATTTAATTAAACAAAAAAGAGAATCTTTTAAGATTTTATTCTCAAAAAAATTCTCTTAGTTCTGTTAATTGTAAGTCTAAACTTTTTTATCAACACTATTTAACAAACAACCAAAATATCCTTTTTAAATTTAATTATTTATTTCTCACTATTTTACATTTTTAAGAACTAGAGCAGTCCCCATTCCTCCACCTATACATAGAGAAGCTAGACCATATTCCACTCCTCTTTTTTTCATTTCATGGATTAATGTAACAGTTATTCTGTTTCCAGAAGCTCCAACTGGGTGTCCTAAAGCTATTGCTCCACCATTTACGTTTGTTTTATCTTTGAACCAATTAGCATCTACTCCGTGTTCATTACAAAGTTCTTTAATAACTCCTAAAGATTGAGCAGCAAAAGCTTCGTTAAGTTCTATTAATTGCATATCTTGTAATTTTAATTCAGCTTTCTTTAAAGCTTTTCTAATTGCAGGAACTGGTCCCATACCCATTATTAAAGGATCTACTCCTCCTGTACCTGTTGAAATTATTTCAACTAATGGTTTTAAATTATATTTTTTAACTGCTTCTTCTGATGCCAACATTAAGAATGAAGCTCCATCATTAAGTCCAGAAGCATTTCCTGCTGTAACTGAACCATCTTTTTTGAAAGCAGGTTTTAATTTAGCTAATTTTTCAGCATCTGTTTTTCTATTTGGATATTCATCTGTATCAAATGTAATATCTCCTTTTTTATTAGGGATAACAACTGGAACTATTTCATCTTTAAATTTTCCAGCATCAACAGCTGCAACAGCTTTCTTTTGAGATTCTAATGCAAAAGCATCTTGTTCTTCTCTAGTTATTCCATATTTTTCTGCTATATTTTCAGCAGTTATTCCCATATGAATATTATGGTAAGCATCTGTTAAAGCATCTAATATCATATGATCTTTCATAGTAAGATCAGCCATCTTATGTCCACCTCTTATTGCTCCAGATAATATGAAACCTGCACCAGACATAGATTCTGTTCCTCCAGCTATTACTAAATCTGCTTCTCCAGCTTTAATATTAGAGAAAGCTGTTATAACTGATTTCATTCCACTTCCACAAATTATATTCACAGAATATGCTGGAACTTCATAAGGAACACCAGCTTTTATAGCTACTTGTCTTCCAACCCCTTGAGCTTGCCCTGCACTTAAAACATTTCCAACTATAACTTCGTCAATATTAGCAGGATCAATTCCTGTTTCTTCAATGATATTCTTTACTACTTTTGCTCCTAATTCACCTGGTTTTAAAGGTGATAAAGTACCTAAAAAACTTCCAATAGCAGTTCTTTTAGCTGCAACTACATAAACCTTACTCATTTCTTCCTCCTTAAAATGTCTATAGTAAAATCAAATTGTAAACTAAGAAATTAAAGCATTAAACCACCAGATACAGATATTACTTCTCCAGTTATAAATGAAGATTCATCACTTGCTAAGAATAATACAGCATTTGCTATATCTTCAACTTGTCCAAGTCTTCCAAGAGGAGTTGCATCTAGCATTCCTTTTATTGTATCTTCTGATAATACATCAGTCATAGGTGTTTGAATAAATCCAGGAGCAACACAGTTAGCTCTTACATTTCTTCCACCAAATTCTTTTGCCCAAGTTTTAGACATTGCTACTACTCCACCTTTTGTGGCTGCATAGTTTGTTTGTCCAGCATTTCCGTGTAGTCCAACAACAGATGATAGAGTAATGATAGAACCTTTTCTAGCTTTTAACATAGATCTTGATACAGCTTGAGTCATATTGAAAACTCCTTTTAAGTTTACATTTATAACTGCATCCCATTGATCTTCTGTCATTCTCATCAATAATCCATCTTTTGTAATTCCTGCATTATTTACAAGGATATCTATTTTTCCATATTCTTTTTCTACTTCATCTACAAATGTTTTTATAGCTTCTCTATCAGTAACATTTAAAATTTTATGAACTACATTTGCTTGTTCATAAGAACTTTCACCCATATCACAAGAAATAACCATTTTTGCACCATGTGCTGCAAGTTTTTCAACAATAGCTCTTCCTATTCCTCTTGCACTTCCAGTAACAACTGCAATTTTTCCTTCTAGTCTATTCAT